AGCAATTAAATTTAATAACGACCCCGCTCTTTCTTTTTCTTTTTGCGCTTTTTCTTTTTCTTTTTGCGCTTTTACCTTTTCAGCATTTTCTTTTAATCGTTCTTTATGCTTTTCAGCTAGTTCACGTTCTCTATTTGCATAGAAAATATCACGCTCATTTTCAGCTTTTAAAATTTCAGTTATCTTTTCAGATTTTTCATTATATAATTTAGCTTCATCATTACTTAATGCTATCTTTTGTTTGAGTTTTAATTCAATGCCTTCTATATTTCTTAGTTCTTCTTTTTCCTTTTCATCAAGTCCATTTTTAAGAATATTAACGCTTCTATTTACTTGTTCAGCTTCTAAATTATAAGTGTCTTTGCCCTGTGCTTTTAGTAATAGTATTTGTCTATTTTTGAACTCCTGTGATGCCTTTGCAAATTCATTAAGTCTTTTCTGTGCATTGATTTGTTCTTGTCCTATATAAGCTTGGGTATAAGAATCACTAGTTTGTTTGCCTAAGTCCTTAAATTTATTTACAATACCTTTAAATCCATCATTTAATCCACCGCTTACAATATCACCAATGCCTTCAAATGCAGTTGAAAATGCACTGCTTAAACCTGCTATAGTGGATTTTATGTTATCAATATTTTTAGATAAGAATTGTATTGCTTCAATTATTAATGCAATAACTGGAAGTACAACAAATAATACTTCTTTGAATTTTTGGAAACCCTCTGAATTTTCTTCAACTGCTTTTTTTAATTTATCGTAATTAGCTATTAAAGTAGCTATAGCTATAACTGCTAATCCTATACCTGTCGCCGCTAAAGCTATTCTAAACAACTTCATAGCTCCTGTACTAGCTCCAACAACAAAAGTATATAATTCTAGTGCTAATGATTGCGCACCTATTAAAAATATACTATCTTTTTTTAATGCGTTTTGGACTTGTTCTAATCCTTGAAGCACAGCCATAGCACCATTAACCTTTAACAATGCTTGTTGCACTTTGTCATTTTCAACTCCAAATAGAGCAGAAGCACCTTGCAATGATGCAAATATCCCAACACCTAAACTAAGACCAGACATCGCAGTAGATAATAGCTTAGTATCACTACTTAGTAATTTTATTTCTTTATTGGTATCATTTGCAGTCTTAGTCATTTCAACTAATCTTTGCTTTGCTATAACTAACTCATCACCTGTTAATTTACCACTATTAATTAAGTTTTTTAACTCATTCATTTCCGTACGGAAAGACTTAGTTTTAACGGTCATTTCTTCCGTTCTTTTGCCTAATTCAGTTGCACTATTAACCCCTTTATTAATTGCATCTTCTAAGATTTCAAAAGCCTGTGCATTACTTATTGCACCCTTTTCAACTGCCTTTGCGACTTCACCTGCTACTTTCATAAACTCCTTATCTTTCATTAAGACGTTTTGAAGCTCATTTGCTAATTCTTTTACTTCCTTAGTACTTGATGCAATAGAAATGTCATTGAATTGCTTTTTAGCCTGTGCTAAGTTTTTTAAACCATCCGCACCACCTTTGATATTCTTATCAAATTCAGATAGTTCTTTTTGTGTTGTGTTTAATGATAGATTAAGTTCATCAGTAGCTTTAGTAGTGTTTTGCATAACCTTATCAAGGTTCTTTGCGCTTGGTACTGCTTCCGATGTATCGAATAAAACTTTTAAAACTACATTCTCATTTGCCATACTTTTAAATATAGTAAATTTTTTGATTTATGCAAATTTTAAAGTCTATTAATTAAAATCTAACTTATCTTTAAAATTATTAATTAAAAGATACTTCAAGCAATCCATTAAGTGTGAGAGTTCAGAGCCTGTGCCTGTAGTTTTCTTTAATAACTTACCATCACTACCCACTTCACAATAAGTCAAGTCATTTATCATAAGTTTACAATTCGGATTTATAAAGCACAAATCAGTATGGAACGCCCTGCTAATTAACTCCCTACTATTCAAATTAGAATGATTAACACTAGGTATTACAAATTGATAACCAGATAATTTTAACTTATCAGCAATCACTTGATAATAAGTTATTCCACCTTTACTAATTGCTTGTCTATTTTTGCCTGTGGCATCACCTGTTACCATTATATTATTAGACTTTGGCAGTCTCATTCTTATATGGTCGCATAGTTCGTAAATATCACTATCACGTAAAACAAACTCTTCAATTACTACAATCTTATTGCCTTGTAATTGCCCTGCAATACAAGTCATAGGGTTGACATTAAAGTCAAATGATAGATATATAGTTCCGTTATTATATTCACAATCTTTTACGTGCTTTTCTTTTCTGAATGTAGGTATAAATGGTTTATCTACTTCAGCTTTACCCCACTTACCATATAAATTGACATCGAGTAAATTTTGATTATGTGAATAATTGAGCCTTAAAGTTTCCTCATATTTTTCTCTATCTATAAATTCGTTATTGGCAAATGTAGAATGATTAACATAAGAATCTAAGAAGTCTATTTTTATTTTACTATCATTATTTTCATCAAAGAAATAAGTTCTTAACCAACTATTGACATCTACTGGATTAAAGCTAATTATAAATTGATGATTTTTATTTAATGGAGTTCTTAAAAGTGCATTCAAAGTAGTAAAGTCATCTTGACTACCTTTGTTTATTTCATCCCACCATATAATAGTAGGGTCTGAAAGTCCTTTGGTATTTTCTGCATTATCCATTCCGAGTGCAGTAAATTCAGTACCTGTTATTAGGTTCTTAAAGCCATAATTTGTTTTATTAATACTAAAGTACTTAGTAAGTCCAAGTGCTTTTAATACTTTAATTATATCTTTGAATTGATTTTTTCTTATGTCACCAAATACCTTATTGACATATACTATATGATTATACTCTTGTAGAAATGATATTGCAATAAGTTTAAGTATAATATTATGTGTTTTACCACCACCTCGACCACCCCATAGTATTTGATACCTATTTTTAGATTGTAGGAAGGATTTGAAATGTTCACTATACCATTCTCGTTTTATCTTGAATTTCTGCATTATTCCTCAATGAATAAATCATCTGCACCTTTGTTAATTGTGATGTCTTGTTTTGTAGAAGCATTCCACCCGAATACATCAATTAGTAGTTTTATTGCTTGTAAGTCGCCTTTATTTGCCTTATCCATTAATACATAAGCGATATTGCTTTCTAGTGTTAATTCAGTACCTCCAACATTACTTTTGACTACTTCTCCAAAGTGATTTAAAGCATCTTTAAACCTAGTTATTCTTTTAGGAACTCTTTTAGCTTCATTTGGTGGTTGATTTGTGCTACTGAATAACTTACCACCTTTACCTTTTAAATTTTCTCCTTTTGGCATTTTATATCGTTTTTACATGGTTTTATCGAATTATTAATTCTACTCCATCTGTTTTACTTAGTTTTGGCATTTATATTAATTTATCTAACCATTGTAGTTTTATTTGATTAGCTATTTGTGCGGTCATTACTGGAGGTACACTCATACCAATTAAATATTTTGGTTCTACATCTTGAAAGTCGTAATCGAGTGGGTAAGTGCCTATTTGGATATATTCGTTATCAGTTAAATAACCTTTTCCGCTACTATGCAAATGAATACCGCCACCACTATCAGCAATTAAAGTATTGCTTATTTCTTTTGGGTGTTGTTTGTAAGTTCCAAAATAATGCCCTTTAGGGTGTACACTTGAAACACTTTTACCCATAGGACAAATTTCAGCATAATCTTTTATTCCATCTCTTATTTCTTTTCTTTTTACATTTAATCCTTCATCTATTAATCCAAAAGGTATTGCGTCCTCACTAAACTCCAATTTCAATTTAGGTAAATTCAAATCCTTTCTTTGACAAATAAAAAACACACGTTCACGTTTTTGAGGTACTCCCATAGATGCTGCATTAAGTAAAAACAATTGTACATTATACCCTGCTTCATCAAATGCTTTAAATATCTTTTTTACATAAAGTTTAGCGTTACCTTGAATTAATCCTTTTACGTTTTCAGCTAATACTATTTTAGGTTGTAATTTCTTTGCAAGTGCTATGTATTCAAAAAACAAATCGTCTAAAACTTGTTCGGCTTGACCCTCTTTAAATACCTTTTTTTTGCCCCAATCTTTTTCACGATTTCCAGCCATTGAAAAACTTGAACAAGGTGGAGAACCATCTAATAAATCCAAATTATAAAGTTCTTGAGGTATATCGGAACGCTTTACAAATTCTCTTATATCTTCTAAAAATAAATGTTTTGGTTTATGGTTTAATTGATAAACCTTTGCAATTTTAGGGTCTATTTCAACACCCCCTAAATGATTAAACCCTGCTAATTTATAACCCATAGTAGAGCCACCACCACAAATGAAAGTTCCAAAAACATTATAATCGTTTTTAGGTATTCCTTTTGAAGGATAGCCATCTGCTAAATTCCATTTATAGGGAAACAAGTGCATCGTATAATGTTTTTTCAGGACTTTGTCCGAGTTGCTGTAATTTGTCTTTTACGAAATTATAATCTTCTTCTGTAAATTCTAATTTGATTGTGTAATTTTGGTTTTCAAAATCGTTTGCATCAAATTCTTTGTTTTTATCTGAATAGTCCTTTTCCTCCAATACCTCCACAAAAACCTCACTAACTTCAAACTCAAACTCATCTGCAAGTACTTCTACTAATTCAACATCAATGTTTTGATTTTTTTGTGCTACTGTATTTGCAAGTATCGAAGCCTTATGAAATTCTTTTGTACCGCTTTCAATATCCGTTCTTTTTATTACAACTGGAGTAGTTCCATCTGTTTCTACTATAATAGCATCATTTGTGAATTTTTGCCCTATTTTCTCGTGCCTAGCATTTCCGCTTATAATTACATTATCGTTGCTTATAGTTACACTTTCAATAATTCCTACTTGTTCTAGTGAATTATCTAGTGTGTGCATACCATACTCGGTGTGCTTGTTTGTATTCCTGCTATCAGGTTTTATATCTTTAAATTTTATTTTTGCCATCACTTAATCTATTTTGAGCCATAATCAAATATAGTACTTTTTAATCTATTACAATTCACACTATCCCACACTTCATCACCTACTTTAAATTTTGTTTTTTGCATTTTGTTTGTTTTTAGTTTATTTGTTTAAAATGGCAATCCATCCTCTATTTCACTTTTAGTTGGTTCAGCTGGTGCTTTGGCAGTTCAGTTACTACCATTACTTTTTGGCTCGTATGTATTTAATACTAAGCTCAAAGCGTTTTCATCTTTCTTTTGCTTTAATATGTCAAAGTTTACATACCCACTACTATTTGCATTTTCTTTTAAAAATGTGATAGCATCCTCTACTTTTATATTTAGAGTGCCTAATACGTATTCAGGAGCGCCCTGTCTAGGCATCTTACCATAAAATCCTTTGCCATATACTTTTTCGTTTGCCATTGTTTAATTATTTAATCGTTCTTTTAATTTAATATTGTCTATTTTTATTATGTTTAACAAGTGGTCTGGTAGGTTTGAATTGATAATACAACTTGTATTATGTGATTCGTTTTCGTATTTTCCACTCCTGCAACCTATTAACTCTAATTTAATGTCGTCTATTGTCATGCCTTTAATTGTCAATAAACTACCATCTATTACAAGTGAAGCACCTATATCATTATTCTCAAACACTAGATTTTTACCTGTGTGAAAGTAATTTACAGGGCAATTTATAAATTGTCTTATCTTGTTATCATATATTGCATATACTCTGCAAAATGCAGTTTTTCTAGTATTTATAATCTGTAAGACCTCTAAATGATATTGCATAATGCAAAAATAGTACTTTTTTATTAATTTACAAATTAAATTATATGAATTATTTAAACTAAATTTTATTGACTTAATTATCAATGATTTACGATTTATTTTGCATATTTGTAAAAATTAATTTTTATTTTCGTAAAAAGGTTATATATTTGCATATAATTTAAAACAAACAATATTATGACAACTAAATTAAATCAATCAGCACCTATTTTTTGGAAAGGAAAACTTTGCAAGTTTATTAAATGGGAAACATTAAACTTTGGTGGTAAACTTAAAATCAAAATTGATAAAAAGTTTATTGAGGCGGATATTTCAGAATTAACTAATAAAAACTAAAAAATCATGCTAACATACTACACACTAGAATATTATCCCACTACTTCAAATATTGGAGTTAGAAATATAAGTAGCACAGGAATATTTAAAGGCTCATTTGAACCTTTAAAACCTTATAATCTTAGCAATTCAGATTATGTAAGATTGCCTCATATTGATTATGAGCTATTAGGTAGAGTGCTGGAAGCTAAAAAAAATAAACTAAATAATAATTAAAATATGGACTATTTAGAATTTATTAATAACAAAAAACATTCAATAGGAAACTTTGGATTTAAAGCAAATTATATTCCTGATATAGCTTTTGACTTTCAAAAATTCGTTATTGAAAAAGCTATTTTAAAAGGTCGTAGCGCTGTATTTTTAGATACAGGATTAGGAAAGACTTTAGTTCAATTATCATTAGCAAAAAACATTGTAAATCATACTAATAAAAAAGTATTGATTTTAACACCTTTAGCGGTTGCTTTTCAATTTATTTTAGAAGCTGAAAAGTTAGGAATAGATGATATTGAATACTCAAAGGATGGTAAGCATACAAAAAAGATAGTAGTATGTAATTACGAGCGTTTACATTACTTTAATGAATCAGATTTTGTAGGAGTTATTTTAGACGAAAGTTCAATACTTAAAAATTTTGATGGTAAAATAAAACAAGAGGTTACAAGCTTTGTTAAAAAGATACCTTATAGATTTTTATCTACTGCAACACCCTCTCCAAATGATTTTATAGAATTGGGAACAAGTAGTGAAGCTTTGGGTTATATGGGTTACATGGATATGTTAGGTAAGTTTTTTAAAAATAATCAAAACGATACAGGAGGAAATAACAATATAGGAGAAAAGTTCTATTTAAAACCACACGCTGAAAGTGATTTCTTTGCGTGGGTTAATCAATGGTCAATTATGGCAAAGATGCCTAGTGATTTAGGATTTAGTAATGATAGGTATAATTTACCTGAATTAATAATTAATAGACACGTTGTAGAAAATCAAAGTTTAATAGATGTTAACGGACAGATTCAAATGTTTACACCTATTGCAAAATCAATGACAGAGGTTAGGCACGAACAAAATCAGACTGAAGAAAAAAGATGCGAAAAGGCTATAGAATTAGCAAATGGCAAAACATCAGTATATTGGTGTAATACAAACAATGAAAGCAGTATATTAAAATCAAGCGACAAAGAAGCAGTAGAAATTATAGGAAGTCAAAGCATTGATAAAAAAGAAGAAATACTACTAGCATTTGCAAATGGCGAAATTAAAAGATTAATAACAAAGGCAAAAATGACCTCAATGGGTTTAAATTGGCAACACTGTAATCATTCAGTATTTTTTCCTACTTGGAGCTATGAGCAATATTATCAAGCTATAAGGCGTTTTTGGAGGTTCGGACAAAAAAACGATGTAACTATAGATATTGTAATTTCAGACGGACAAACTAGAGTTATTGAGGCATTGGAGCAAAAAACAAAAAAAGCAATAGAATTGCATAAAAATTTAACTCAAAATGTAAATAGAAGTTTTGAGAATAAAACAAAAGAATTTAATAAACAAATAATAAAACCTAAATTTATTTAACATGGTAAAAGAACAAGTAATAACAGAAAATTATGCAATATACAATAGCGATTGTATGTTAGTATTACCTACACTAGAAAATGAAAGTATTGACTTATCAATATATAGCCCCCCTTTTGCAAATCTTTATACATATTCAAGTTCAGAACGTGATATGAGTAATGTTTCAAGTAATGAGGAGTTTTTTACTCAATATGAATTTCTTGTAAAAGAGATGGCAAGAGTTACAAAAAATGGTAGAATTAACGCTATCCATGTTACTGATTTGTTTAAATATAACGGTGCTTTAAGCGATTTTCCGGCTGATATAATTAAACTACATGAAAAGCATGGTTTTACTTATATGAGCCGAATTACAATATGGAAAGAACCATTAAGAGTAAGGCTTAAAACTATGGTACAGTCTTTAATGCACAAATTTATAGTTGAAGATAGTACCAAGAATTACCCAGCAATGCCTGACTATATTTTATTATTTAAGAAAAAAGGAGATAATAAAGTACCCGTAACTCATCCGTTTGGATTTACACACTATGCAGGCACTACGCCAATTTTACCTGAAACTGTTGGTATTTATAACCGTGCAAATGACACAGATTTTAAAAATGGTGCTGATTTATGGGAATATATTTGTAAAAAATATGAAAACCATAAAGAAGCAGGAACAAACAAAAAAAGTCATATTATTTGGCAAAGATACGCGTCAGCAGTATGGGATGATATAAGGGCGGAAAATTGCCTACCTTATAAAGATTCAAAAGAAGACGATGACGAAAAACATATTACACCTACTCAATTAGATGTTTTAGATAGAATAGTAGATTTATATTCAAATCCTAATGAGGTTGTGTTAAGTCCTTTTATGGGATGCGGTAGTGATGTTTTTAGTCCTGTTTCTATGGGTCGTAAAGCTATTGGTATTGAGTTAAAAGATAGCTATTTTAAACAAGCTAAATTGAATTTAAAAGAAGCTGAAAAACGATTTAATACCTATAAATTAGAAAATTCTTTACTATTTTAATTTGCAAAATCAAATATTATTTATTACTTTTGCAGTAAATCCACAAATCAATGTACAATTTTATTAACAATATAGCACCTGAAAACACATACCTCCGTATGTGGGTTAGTGGATTATCCAGAGGGTGCTTTTTTTCTTTAAAAAATCCACTAAATGGCTAAAAGATTTACAGATACTGAATTATGGGATAAAGAATGGTTTATGACCTTATCTTTAAAGCAAAAATGTATAGTCAAATTTATTCGAGATAAAGCTGATTTATGCGGTGTTTGGTCGCCTAATTTTGTTATTGCATCTGCTTATATAGGTGAAAAAATAACTGAAAAAGACATATTAACAATAGATAAAGGAAATCAATTTAGAAAATTAGATAATGGTAAAATTTATTGCATTGGATTTGTTGAATTTCAATATGGAAATATTTTGAGCGAAAAAAGTCCAATTCATAAAAAAATTATTGGATTATTAGAAAATAATGGAATTTTAGAAAATTACAAGAAAGACTATTTATACCCTATCAATAGGGTATCAAATACCCTGCAAGAAGAAGAAGAAGTAAAAGAAGAATATAAAGTAAAAGAAAAAGAAGAAGTAAAAGAAATAAAACTTGCAAAAATTGAAAAAAATGAAATTGAACTACTTTTTGATGAATTTTTAAAGATGCGAGTTAAGATAAAAAAACCTGCTACTGATAAAGCTATTGATTTATTAAAAAAGAAACTCAATGAATTATCTGGTGGAAATGAATACAAGGCTATAAAAATAATTGAGCAATCAATAGTTGGTGGATGGCAGGATTTTTATGAATTAAAAAATGATACTAATACTGAAAGTAAAATAAGTAAGCTCAAATCAGTTTCAGACGAACTAGACATAAAATTAGGAATAAGCCAAAATAATCAATTAAAAACAAATGAGCAGAGTAATTAAATTTAGAGCTTGGTCAAAAGAAGCAGAAAAAATGAGTGATTGGGATTTTATCCATTCAGTTAGAAACCTTCATAAACTTATGACATTAAATCATATTGAATTAATGCAATTCACAGGACTTACTGATAAAAACGGAAAAGAAATTTATGAGGGGGATATTATTAAGTATTATGACAGAATTTCACAAATTAATTATAGTGATTTATATGCTTGTTTTATTATGTATAGTGAATTTGATAAACAAAGTTTTTCTTTATGTGGTTCTATAAATGATTCCAAAAGAGACTTAGAAGTAATTGGAAATATATTTGAGAATCCTGAATTAATTAAATAATATGAAATATCAAATTAAAGAAATCAAAGAATT